GTGCTAGGTGCAAGGAAGTTCTGCAATTTAGCCCGGGCTTGTGCGTATGTTTTCATGGATGTAGGCACTGTACCGGCTGTACCTACTTGGTTGTAAACAGACTGATAAGCACGGGTTAACAGGTCAGCTTCAACGGCTGCTGCCAATGTGACCATTTGAGGGCGTAAGATGCGCTCGCGGTACTCAGTAATATCAAGCAATTTCTCTTTAGCTGAGAACTGCAATGCCATATGTTTACGACCATCCAATGTCAGGTTTACGCTGGTTTCTGTGTTGTCATCACCTGCGCCACCGCCTGCATAAGTAGCACCGTCATAGACAGCATTTACTGATGGGATTTTGATGCGCACTGAATCGCCAGCTTTGTAGCCGCCAGTTTCTTTGCCGAATTCTTCTTGACGGCCTTTGTTAATGCCCATAGTAAATGGGGCTGCTTCTTCAAACAGTTTCGCAGCTTCACGCGCTACGATCTGATGGGTTAATGTGGTATTAGCCATTTTGTATTATCCTTTTTTGTAACGCTGTTCCTGCTCGTATTTATCCCACTCGGCATCAGTCATCTTTGTAACGTCAGGCGTTACAGTGGCTTTACTTGCGCCTAGTGGTTTAATCGGGTCGGGAGCGTCTGATTGTTTGGGTTGTTTTTTTGGCTCACTGGATAGCTTTGCTTCCAATTTGCCGATTTCACGAGCAGTAGCAAACGGGCTTAAGTTGTTGATGCGTTCAAGCTCATCAGGATTTTTGCCAAAGTAGTAAGTAAGCTGTGCAGCAAGGTCTGATTCCAGAACACTCATTGCAGTGGCCTCACTTAGTTCAACATCGGCAATCTCTGAAATCACATCGTCATAATCTGGCGTTTCAGCGCGGAACTTATCGGCTTTATCGGCAAATGATTTCTGAATGTCTGAGCGTTGCTTTGTGCTGGCTTCTTCTTTGGCTTTCTGTTCTCGCGTGGCTTCACGTTGTTCAATCTTCCAGTCAGTCAGCGCTTCGGTGAAGTCGTCATAACTTTCAAATTGATCTAGCGTGGGTTTGCCTTGCGGAACTTCTTTTACTGGTGGAGCTTTTAATGCTTCAAACTCAGCGCGTAATGCTTGAATCTCGCGTTGGGATTTTCTTTCGGCTTTCTCACGTTCCTTTTTAGCGATTGCGTTCTTCTGTGATTGCAATTCGTCTTTGGTTAGCGTGACGGTTTCCGCAGGCGTTTCTTCATCAGTAGTTGGTTTTGCCTGTTCCTCAACTGCTGGCGCGTCTTTTACCTCGACTTTTACCACTTCGGTAATATCGTCTGACGTAGAGGTTTGTGCTGCTAAGTCTTGCTCTGACATTTTTCATCCTTAAATGAAAAACCCCATCTGTTCCCAGTGGAGGTTTGCCCTGTATGCCTTACAGGTAAGGTTAAAACAGTGTTGCTTTAATCGTTATAAACCGCCTGCGTGAATGCCTCGCAGTTCAACGGTAGTGGCACTTGTCACAGTGCCTAGATAGCGTCTGGTAGATGAAGCAGCCAATGTGGTTGTGCCTGCTAATGTAACGCCTGTGCCAGCGGCAATCGTGCCTGCAAACGCTACGGTGTTAATAATGATGAGTTCGAAGCATGTACCCGTTAAGGCGTTGGGAATGGCTGCGATAATGTTCGCGGCTGTGTCTGTGGTATCGGTATAAGCGGCTGTGGGCCCAGTACGTGTAATCACGCCACCAACTAACTGTGCTGCGGTTAAAGTTGTGCCTGCGGTAGCAGTGACTGCGCTATTCACGATCTTGCGGCTTAATGCCACGTTGCTAATCGTGCCGCCTGTAATCAGGACATTGGCGAGGTTATTTAATAGGGCGCGTAACATGCTTATTCCCCATTACCGAAAGATACTACTACCGTGGAGGTCAATGTCGCAGCACACACAAAACTTAGGAACTTGTTCGCCTCGTTGCTAGTACGTGAGAATGTTTCTACTGCGCCTGCAACAATGGCTAGGCTTGTGCGATTAGGCGTAGCCCCTGCTGGCGTAGCTGTGACTGTATCGCCACCAATCGCCACAAATACTGTATTCGTGCCAGTGTTCACAATGCGTACCGTGCCCTCGTCACCATCAATCTTGATTCGGGTAGCAGTAGCCGTGACAGCGACTTGTTGCGTAATACAATTTAAGTTAAGTAGATTCATGTTGGGCTTTCTGTAGTTTCAATCGATTGTTCAACGGCATCTGATAACTGCTCAATCATGCCTTCTAGTTGTTTCGTGTAATCTTGCATCTGTGCGATTTGCTGGTCTTTCATCGCCATATCGTTTTCGGATTTAGCGTTGTCCAGCATTATCTTGAGTGTGGCTTCGTCATTGGCCTGTTTCATTTGTGCCATCTTGACGTTAGCGGCGAATAGCTGCTCTTTCGCTTGCAGGCTTTGTGCTGCGGCTTCTACGCTAGACTGTAGCTTCTCTAGCTCAGCTTCTTTCTCTGCCATTTCCTGTGAGGCTTGTGCAAGCTGCTGTTTCTGTCCTTCTACTGTCTGCATAGCTTGTTGTGCTTGCTGTATGGCTTGTTGTGCTGCTGGCGGCAATGGTTCGCCTTCTTCGTCATCTTCTTTAGCAATGCCAGGCGGTAAAGTAGCTTTCAATCTGTCTGCAATCTCGTCAGCGCCCTTAAAGTCAAAGCTACGTGCGATTAAGTCAGGCGCAACTTGTGCGATTGCTGGCACTACTCTGGCAAGTTCTAACTGTGATTCAGCCGCTTCCATGCGTTGTGATGCGTAAGATGGGCCAACGGTCACTGTTACGTCATATTTGCCAATGTTAGGATTGAATACTTTCTGAATCTTGCCCATGCGATCTTTCATTTTCGCTAATGCTTGTGGGCTTTCAGGATTAATCACTATTTCAGTTGTTGAGCCATCCTCACCCAATGTTCTGCCTATGCGCTGTGCGTCGTAGTAGTACGGTATCATTTCAACAATACAGCGGCCTAAATGACGAATAGCGCGACTTAGATTGTCTGTGTAGTGGAATGTGCCGGTGTCACCCTCTTTTTGCTTAGCTAAGATAGCGCGGCCAGATGTTTCGCTACTATTTGCACCAATGCTGGCGTTATACATACCGATGGTTTCGCGTATGTCCTGATTAGAACCTGTCTTAGCTTGCACAATGCCTGTTGGTACGCCTGCAAAACCTTGACGCTGTGGCAATGGTGCGTTGTTGCCCATAATATCCACCGGCTCAACTTCTAAGTAAGCGAAGTTCTTAACGTTAGCATCTTGCCATTTAGGATCTTTAAACTGTCCTGCATAGCCAATGAATGGCGCTTTAGGTGCAAGTGCAACCATTTCAGTTTCAGCACTTGCCCAATAGTTATACTGTCTTTGGCTGTCTTTAGAGTTACGCACCATGCCTGAGCGTACCGGCTTGCCATCCACATACGTTTCGTTACCGATAACAGGGAAAATAGGGATGTATGAGCATTTAATAATTGTGCGCTCTAAGATATGACTTGAAGTGATTTTGTACCACTCAACTTCACACTTTTTGCCCTTGCGTGTTTTGGTGACTGTCAATCCTTCAGGGATTAAATCACCCTCGTAAATGGTTGAGCCATCAGAAAGTAATTGTAGGTTTTTATCTTTCTCAACCACGCGCATATACTCACATACACGTACACTTTTATCAGAGTACCAATCCTGTGAAGCGCCTTCCCATTGACTATCATCTGCATCAGGATAGCTGGCTTCAAACTCTTTTTTGCTCATGTTGGATTCAACGAACCCCCATTTAGCGTCTGAACCGTCAAACTCTGTAAAGAATGGGTCTAAACGTACTGATAATGGATCTGCAACACGCTTAATGATTAAGTCTTGGTTGAAACTCATATAATCAGCGTAATCCGTAATTAAGCGGAAATAGCCCATGCCACATCGAGCGGCTTGCTCAACGGATGTATCGTAAGCAATATCAGCATTAGATACGTTCTCAATGTTCTTGATTAAGCCTTGATAGATTTCTGCTGAGTCTTTGTCTGCTCCGCTATCCACTGGACGCAGTTTAATCTGTGGCCTGTTAGCCCTAGCATCGTTTACTACTTGATTGATGAACTGTGGCAGCTTGTTCATCGTAAGGCTTGGTCGCTGGTCGCTGGTGCGTGCCATTAAATCGCCTGCGTGCCACTGATAGCCATTATCGCTATTGCCGATAGAGAACTTGATATCCTCAGCCATCAATTGACGTGACTCTCCCAGCATATCCTCACTGATGCGCCATCTTTCTTTGGCTTCATCTAGTATTTTTTGATCTGCTTTGTCCATTTAGCGCCCATAAAAAAACCGCAATTAAGCGGCTTGTTGTGTTTATCCCATCCAACTGCTAGAACCTCGGCTTGGCTGGTATGTGTATTCGTGCTGTTTCACAGCTTTACGCGCACCTTCACAGGCATAGCGCAAACTGTCTATAACGTGGTTATGTTTATCTTCGAGTTCGTTAGTAATCTCATTGGTGAGCTTATCTAACTTAAAGCTGTACATCGTTAATTCATCAATCGTATGCTTGCAGCGAGGATGAACGATAATGTCGTATGACTTGAGGAACTCAATGCCCTCAATGACTGACTTCGGCCCCTTAATCGCTGCGTTAATCTT